GTGAATCATTAGGCCATAGTTCGGAAAAGGTTACCCAAATCTATTTGGATAGTTTCGAGAACTCTCAAATCGACGCGGCGATGCAGAATCTACTTTGATAAAAATAAAAAGCGAGGGGCGCAATTCCACAGTCTCCACTTGTGGATTGCCACCCCTCTAAATGTTTTTGTTTCGTCTGCGTTCCCATCATGGAAACGAAGCAATGAACGTCCAAGACTAAACGTGTCTCAGAATCCCAGCAATGTTAAGCCGCAGTTACCGCCGAACCAGACGTAGCAGATGCTTCGCTCGGCGTCTCCTGCACATTGGAACTGCTGTTGGCATAGAGTTTCTTCTCATCCACGTAAAGCGGTTCGGTGAACATCTTCACCCGCTCTCCGAGGACGGCTTCCACTCCCTCAATCAAAACCCTCTTCGCCGTCTTTTCGCTCTCAAAAAGAATATGTTGAGCAACGGTTTTAGGGGCAAGACCGAGGTTGTCGCAAGCCTTGTTAAAACGCATGGAATCAAGCAGCAATTTTTCGCTTTGGCTCAATAAATCAAGCCAAAACCGCAAATCGTCTGCATAGTACTTGCCGATACAAGCCTTAATACACTCACGTTTGACACTCGTACTCTTAACGATTTGTGCATTGAATTTCTTCCGTGCATCGTCAAGGACTTTCCAAACGGGCGATTTAGGTGTGCGGCCTTTGCCAGCGTTTTTCTTGGTTGCAACTTTTGCTTCAACAGCGGTTTCAGAATTTTTTTCGTTCGCCATAATTTTGTTTAATAGGAGAATATAAACACCTGCTGATTTGTTTGTTTCATCCCGCGCAGGATACGAGATACCATATATTGCTGTTGAACGCAATGATTATCAAAGAACTTTTGGGCGTCAAAAGTATAAAATTATGTCTATTCAAGCAAGAAAAATGCAATAAAATATACTAATTTTACTAAAATCAATTTATATGATTTACTAATATTAGTAATTTCAACATTACACAAAGTGTAAAAGTAACGGTCGATGCAATGTCATTTACCGTAATTGTTACGGTTAAATACACTGCATTTTTACTAATATTACACTCGGAAACTATGTTTTCATGCTAATATTACTGATGAATACCATGTTTGCAAGGTTTATATAACACTAATTCAATACTCGATTCCCGCCCAAAAAATCCCGCTTTTCATGTAAAATCCGCTCTAAATACCAGCCCTTAAACTTGTATTTATTAAATATTTTTATTATATTTGTAATAGCAAATCCGAGAAAAGGAAAATTCTGCTTCCATAGAAAATAGGCTTACAAATGGATAAGGACGGCATTATTTGCTGTCCTTGTCTTTGCTTCCTATTTCCACATTTTTTGAGTACGAAATGAAGATTTCCTTTATAAGTATAGTTTCAAGATTAAAAAATATGGAAGATTTAGCGACAGAAGATTTCAGATAAAGAGATACTATTATCAATAACACATTTATAAATATGAATACAAATCAAAATTGAATTATCGTCGCTCCAGCTGGGGCAACTTACTTGTCAGACTTTCTGACTGAGATTCCCGCAAACTGCTTATTTAACAAGAAACAGACAGGATGCGGTGCTACCGAGTTGGCTATCCGCAACTCCATTCCGACCATTATCGCCATGCCTTACGTGGCATTGGTAAAGAACAAGACCATCTACCGCAAGGATGATATTTCCGTGCTGGGTGTTTACGAGGGCATCCAAGAGCAGGACATCATCGACTATGCAAAGAGTCATTCTCCATTGAAGATTGCCGTTACCTATGATTCCCTGCCGCGAACGATTCGGGCTTTGGAAAGTGCGGGTTTTAATCCTTATAAAGACCTATTCCTTTTAGTGGATGAATGACACGTACTGTTCAACTCCTATTCGTTTCGCCATACTGCTATTAAAAACCTGCTGGCAGAAGCCGCTAAATTCGATAGGGCAACTTACATGACGGCTACCCCGATAGAACAGGAGTATGTTTTAGAGGAACTAAAACACCTGCCTGTTTGCGAAATCAACTGACCGCATCTAATTGAGGTCAACATCCGTTCCCGTCAGACATCCAAACCTGCCCACTATATCGTCAAAGAGTGCCGCAAGGTGTTAGACAGCCGATTGGAACACAACCTGCATATCTTCGTCAACAGCGTGGAGTTTATCGCAAAGGTAATCGACCTTGCGAAACTCACTCCCGACAAGGTTAAGGTGGTTTGCTCTACCAGCGGAGAGAACAGCGAGAATAACCAGCGCAAGTTAGGCAAAGATTATCCCATCGGCCAGCCGTCAGACCCCGTAAGGAAGATAAACTTTTACACCTCGACCTGCTTTGAGGGTTGCGACCTTTACGACGAGAACGGCGTTACGTTTATTGTCAGCGACGGCAACAAATCCCACACGCTATTGGATATTTCCACGCTGTTCACACAGATTTGCGGACGCTTGCGGGATTCCAAATACAAGGGCGAGATTATACACGTCTATTCCACGACCAAGTACAGCCGCGATGTTACCCTCGACGAATTTGTTGCGGCCACCAAGAAGACCTTGCAGGAAGCCGTGCAATATGCCGACGAAATAAATTCATTGAGCGATACGGCACGGGAAAAGACCTTATCGAAAATCAAATATATCAACGAGCAGTATGTACGCATAGAGGACAATCGGTTAGTGGTGGATAGGAACTTTGCCAACATGGATATAGTCAATTTCAAAATCTGCCGTCATATTTACAGAACTTATGTAAACCTTACGAATGAACTGCAACGAAACGGCTACACGATAACCCGCCATTCGTTCAGCGAGATTATGGAGAAGATAGAGGACAAGGCCAATACGCGGGTTACGTTCAAAGAGTTGTTCGATGAATACCACCGTCTGAAAACGACCCGACCGTTTTTCTCGCTGGACAATCACGAGGAACTATGTGCCCGAATAGCCCTCAAATATCCGTTGGTGAAGCAGGCATACGACGAGTTGGGAACAGCCAAGGTGCAGGCGTTGAAATACCATGTCGGAAATATCCGCCGAGAATTGACAAAGCAGGTACGGCTGCCGAGTGAATACAAAATCGTAAAGATGATAGATACAGTGTTTCCTAAACAAATGTTCATTTCCAAGGGCAAGGCCAAATCGGAACTGCAACGAATATACGATGATTTGGGGATTCAAAAGACGGCAAAGGCCGCAGACCTTGCCAAGTGATACGAGATAAAGGAAACAGCACCCAAAATCAACGGCAGGACAACTGCCTGCATTACGATTATTAGAAAGAGGATGATTGCAAAATAGGATATATCCCCCACATATAAAGCTACTCCCTATCAAAGCCCCCTCCCTATTGTCAAATGTAAAACCTTTTGATATATGAAAACACTTGACAGAAAGGCGGCGGAGATTTTCCGCGCATTGTTGGCTCTGCAAACAACCAAAATCGACAACTCGGACGGTACTTATATGCCCGTCTACATTGAACTGATTGGCCGCATCGACAACTACAACTTTTTCTCGCTGGCTCATTACGGCCAACAGAACGGAGATGCCATGCGCGACCCCGAAATGTTGTTTGCCCTGCACAAAGAAACACAGCAATTCATCCCGTACTATTATCGCAATGACTATTGCGGTATCGAGCAGAACAGCGTGAAATGGTCGGAAGATGGCGTCTTTCTGAACCGTCGCTTGCAGGCAGAACACACCGCATTCGCTAATCAATGGCTCCGTAACATAGCCGCACAACAAGGAATCCTATGACAGCACAGCGATTGGTAGAGAACTGCGTATTGACGAATCAAACCGCAGTCGTGGATGAAATGCTGAACAAGCACCTGCTACCCGAAGAATATATCTATCCGTTCTTGGGTGATGTTATGGAATGGTGGTTGATTGACAGCTGGCTGGCCGAACGTCTGAAACGCGAGGGAGAGGTTATCATTGAGGAATACGATTGCTGTTGGTGGGGAAGATTAGCAAGCGGACAGTCTATCTGTATGGATAGCGTTATACAAAAGATAGCCGCAGGATAACGTGCGGAACACTCTATATACGCTGTCGGTCGGTTGGCTGATTATCGGTTACTTGTAATCCTTACGGCTATTACCAAACCGTCAAAACTGATTTTAAGTCGGCATATTCTCGATAATTGAGGGTTGGAATGATTTGCAACTCCCGATTTGAGGGAATATGCTGGCTTATTTTTTATAATTCAATCTGCAACAGTTTCGAGAAATCGGAAAGATGTTTTGCTTTTTAGTTTGTCTTGTCTATCTTTGTGGGACATACGACAAACACGGAAAGTGTAAGTTTATTCTCGGATACGAATCTGGAAAATTCAAAGAGAGAGAATAGGCCGACATCTTCTCGCGTCATATCCATTCGTGGGTATAGGCGTGGGGCTGTTGCTTATTTTATCTCAAGGTTATTCCAGAACCCGTATCCTAAAGTAGGCTTTCAGTCCTGCGCTTTCTTTTTGTACATAACCCACTATCGAGGGACGGATAGTAAGATTTGAAACTCTTGTTTAACTTAAATAAATCTTACTATGAAAAAGCTATTATTTACTCTTATGGCTATTGTTGCGGCCATATCGTTTAGTGCCTGCTCAAAGGATGACGGAGAAACATGGACCGATGACAGCCCAATTATCGAGTTTAAAGATTCCTATTTTTTGGAAGCATTAGTAAAAAGTACCGATAACGACGACGGGAGTAAGATTGACAAGAATGGCGATGGCAGAATTTCTGAGAAAGAAGCCTCTGTTGTTAAGAGTTTGGATGTGGGTGGTTCTGGAATTCGTGGTATTGATGGAATAAGCTATTTTACAGCGTTGACGACGTTAGATTGCGGCTACAATCAAATTACCTCTCTGGATTTCAGCAAGAATACAGCGTTGACGACGTTAGATTGCGGAAGTAATCAACTCACCTCATTGGATGTCAGCAAGAATACAGCGTTGACGACGTTAGATTGCGGAAGTAATCAACTAACCTCATTGGATTTCAGCAAGAATACAGCGTTGACGACGTTAGATTGCGGCTACAATCAACTCACCTCTTTGGATGTCAGCAAGAATACAGCGTTGACGGGGTTAAGATGCAGAAGTAATCAACTCACCTCTTTGGATGTCAGCAAGAATACAGCGTTGACGTGGTTAGATTGCGGAAGTAATCAAATTACCTCTCTGGGTGTCAGCAAGAATACTGCGTTGAAGACGTTAGATTGCTACGGTAATAAACTCACCTCATTGGATGTCAGCAAGAATACTGCGTTGACGGGGTTAGATTGCGGAGGTAATAAACTCACCTCATTGGATGTCAGCAAGAATACAGCGTTGACGGGGTTAAGATGCAGAAGTAATCAACTCACCTCATTGGATGTCAGCAAGAATACAGCGTTGACGACGTTAGATTGCGGAAGTAATCAACTAACCTCTCTGGATGTCAGCAAATGCAAAAAATTAACACAGTTATACTGTTCTAACAATCCAAGTTTGAAATCAATAGTGATTTACAAATATTACGACAGCCGACTGGAATACGACTTAAACACCATTATTAAAAAATACGGCAATATTATAACTTACAAGGAATAATGTTCGATATTCAATTAAAATAACATTCCTGTGGCTTGATATGACGGGAGATGGATTAAAATTATGGCAAAAGGACTTCAAATTATCGGGCTATCTCTATTATTAGTAGCATTTGGCTGGGAATGTTTTTCTCAAACACTTTTTGATAACAAGACAGAAGCCTTGTTAGCTGAACTGCATCATAAAATAGACATACTCTGGGAGTGTGAATATGCGGATTTTACGAAAAGTCCGCAAAACACAACAACCAGCAATATGCTTGTCGATATGAATCTGACAAACAAACAATGGAAACCGTATGAACAGATACGAGCCGATTTTAAGTTGTCAGACGAGCAAGAGGAATTTGGCCAGATGGCACGAATCGTCTTATATATATCGGGCAGTATTTGCGTGATATTGGCAGAAATATTCAAGAAAGGCTGTTTATGGAGGAATAACGACTGATTCGATTTTTAGGACAGACTTGTGCTAAAGGGTTAACTTATAGACCTTCTGCACAAGTTTGTCCTTTCTATTTTACTTGCATGAGTCATAAATTTTTCGTATATTTGCATCATAATCAAAGATTTAACAACAACATAAATTTTAGCTAAAATGTATAAAACACCAAAAACAGAATGAAAAATCGGCAAGGAGAAACGGGATGACAATCAAATATCCTATATTGCCAAATCCGTAGCCTATGATGATGATTACGGGGTCTGCCTATTCGTCGGAAGAAAAGAAGATGAAACCGTTCCGTTTACCTTTTACTATTTCTTTGCGTTGGACATCGACCAACAGCAACCCGTAAAAATGACATTCCAACGGCGAGGAAAGAAGCTGGTTTCGATGTCTTGCCCGTTGGACGATATACACGGAGATATAACGCTAATCATGCCTAACGTTATTGAGTTTTCAAATTCCGCAGATAGCGTAAACCTGTTTGCCGTTCACAACAAGAGCGACGCCGTTAGCTTTACATATACGACAATAGACGGAACGCAGAAAGATTTCAAATTCCCACTCACGGGTTTCAATGAAAAGTATTTAGAGCAGTTCATATAACAAGATATATCCTCGGCCATAGGGTCGGGGATTTTTTATTTATAGAAATCAAAGCTACTGAAAATTGTTAAAAACAGACGAACGGCGAGAGGGGAAATTTTTCGCCGATTTTACGTTACAAACTACGGCTATTTGAAGCATTATTTACCATATAATCAACTATTTATTAATTTTCTCGGTTGAATTGAGAGTTAAACCATCAGTTAAACCGCAACGAAAAGACAGAAACAAGGGGCGAACGGGCTATGCGTAAATCACTGAATAGCATCTATATTCAGACGGGATGGTGCCATAGCTCAGTTGGTAGAGCAAAGGACTGAAAATCCTTGTGTCCCCGGTTCGATTCCTGGTGGTACCACTTTGAAGAGAAGCAAAAAGTTGCAAAACCCTGATTTCCAAACGAAATCAGGGTTTTCTCTTTTTGTCGGCGGAGCAAAAAACAGCGGTTTTCGACACCTTTTGGTGTAAGGGGCAGAACGAAAACTCCAAAAGGGATAAAAGAGATGAAACGATTGTAAAGTAGATAGTTAGGATAGAACGGTCAAATTTCGGCTGCGTAATTTACCGTAATTTCAGTGCAGGAATTTCAAGGCGAAACGCCCCAATTCAATGCGTAACCGCAATATTCAGTGGTAATTCACCACAAAAACAGGCCCGCACAGCCATTTAAACGTGGTTTGTGCGGGCTTTATAGTATAATGACCGACTGTCCCCTATTTAAGCGAGGTCAGGCGCAGCGACGCCTTGATAAAAGCAAGCGCCCGGATGCGGTTGATGTGTATCTCCATCGGTTTGTGGTGCTCGTTATAGCTGACCAGCACGATGTGATCAGGTATATCGGATTTTTGCAGGTATTTCACCGAAACGTACTCGTCTCCGTCAATGTCGAACGAAATCAGATACATTTCACCCCATATAATGCTGTGCATGATGTCATGTACCTGCTTGTAAAATACGATGTCACCGCTTTTCAGCAGCGGGTACATCGAATCCCCTACGATACGCAATCCTCCGTCGCATTTGGGGATCAGTGTCGTCTCCATGACCTCGACGATCGACTGGCTGTATTGGTCTGCAAACAACGGAACAAGGCCAGCGACGGCCTCCATGTCATATATAGGTATCTGCTGGCGGTCAATCAGACGATCGGTTCGCAGTTTGAAAACCTTATCTACGGTAACATCGGCGACATTCTCCTCGAAAGTTTCCTCACCTTTCGGGTATTCGGGATTTGTCCCTAAATTTTGGAGTTTTCGTATTGGGACATTTTGGGGGACAACTTTGGGTGCATTTATATTGTCCCTAAATTTTGGAGTTTTGGTAAGCAAAATTTCTCCTTCTCCAGTCAACAGCCAAATAGGATTTACATCGTTATAATACGAGAGAAATCTCAATAGATTTTCTTCGGAGATACCATTTGGTTGGCTTAAAACACCGTTTGTTGTTCCAGTATCTCTATAAAAAGCATATTTTGTAATACCTTTCAATTCAAGGTATTGCAAAATTCTGCGTTTTATAACTGAAAAATCTCTCTTATTTTGTTGCATAATTGAGATAACTCTATTATATTTGCGTAAAGTTTACAACACAAAAGTATTCAATTTTTTTGATTATGAGCACAGAAAACCGAGAAAAACGACTTGAGGCCATTCGGAACGGTCTCCGGCGCGGGGATAAGAAGCATATCGCACGCCTCGCAGGCGTGCATCCGGTGTGGGTCTCCTACGTGATCATGGGTCGCGGCGTAAGCGAGCGGATACTGACGATCGCCGAGAGGGTGATCGCCGAACGAGTACAGCACAATTAATACATAGAAGGATGGAACAGCCAAAACTCCGGTGCATCAAATGCAAGTGCGAAATCAGCGGCGCACATTACAATACCCCCGCCGGGCGGTATTGCGTCAAATGCTGGGACAAGGTTCCGGCCCGCAAGAAAAAGATGATGGAACAGCTGGCGATGGAACGGTTGGCAAATATGGGCCGCCTTTTCGAATAGCTAATCAGCGAGATAAGAGTAACGACAACAAAATAAAACAACTCAATACCGATATAGTTATGATACGTAAATGGATAAAAAGGCTTCTCGCACCGATCATGCGAGAAGTTCTGAAAGAGGAACAACAGTATTTTATTGAAATGCTCGATCAACAAGTTGCAGAAGCTCTTCGTCGAGCTCTTCCTCATGATGTCTGATATAGGTTTCTTTTCCGCGTCTCAAAGCTTCCTTAAATGCACCTCGTTGGTGTTCATCCAAAGCCTCAATTAAGGCATCTACTTTGGCAAAATAGGAGCTCATTCGAATGTTTACTTTTAAAAGTTCTTTACTGGTATCCATAATGACAAAATTTGGTTAAATGGTTTATTGCCTATAAAGTTAACTAAAAATCCCGTGAATGCAAAGGCATTGTTTCGGAGCGATACCGACACGGGAGCAAAAAATAGAACGTGCTTTACGATTCTGCAAATAAAACTATGAAAACGGATAAGTTGATATTGGATGCTTGCTGCGGACCTCGCATGATGTGGTTTGACAAGCAGAACCCGCTGGCTATGTTCATGGACATCCGGGATGAAGAATGCACACTATGCGACGGACGGAATTTAGAAGTACATCCGGATGTGGTTGGTGACTTCCGAAATATGCCCTTTGAGGATGCGACGTTTCGGCTTGTTGTGTTTGATCCCCCGCATCTTGTTCGCCTTGGAGCAAACAGCTACACGGCGCATAAATATGGTAAGTTATTCTCCAGCTGGGAAACAGATTTGAAGCAAGGCTTCGACGAATGTATGCGAGTGCTGAAACCCGAAGGAGTTTTGATTTTCAAATGGAACGAAACACAGATAGCTGCAAGCAGGATCATCAAAATTTTCGGAGTGAATCCACTCTTCGGCCATAAAAGTGGCAAGAACTCAAAAACACAGTGGATGTGTTTTCTGAAATCCGCCTATTAACGTCTGTTTAAACAGGTTTAAACACGGTTTTAATGATACTGCCAAACGACATACTGATACGCGCGACCTCCGACGGGCAAACCGTCTGGGTGTCGCAGCGTATGGTATGCGAGGTATGCGACATTCCCGAGGAAACGCTTCGTAAAGGGATAAAGCGCTACAAATCCTCCCTTCCTCCCTCGTGGCGGAAGGTTGCCGATCAGTCGGATTTCTTCCTGGGCAAAAAGGAGGGCAAGGCCTGGCGTTGGGGCCGCAAGGGCGGGCAGTACTACTACGACTACGACCATATCCCGAACCGGAAACCGACCTGCTACCGGGACCTGCTGCCCTCGAAAGAGGAGCTGATCGGCGCCGTCGAGGGGCAGAACCTTCGGGGCAGCCGCGAGCGCCAGGCCGAACAGCGTCGGATGATCCGGGAACAGGTGCAGCTTCTGATCGACAATACCGACATTGCCTATTACGAGGAGTACAAGGTCGGAGACCTGACGGTCTACACGCAGGATAAGGCCCGGCAGATGGCTGTTTCTGTCGCCTGGTGCCGTTTTCTGAAACGTGCCCTGTCTCGGAACGAATACAAGCGGCTCGGATTCCCTACGCAGGCCGATTTCCTCGTTCTGTGTGTCGATCTTCTCGCCGAAGCGTCCCTCGAGGGGCTGCGGATCAAGAACGCTGACAGTTTGCGCAAGAAGATCGGCGGCATTCCGGAGGACCCCGGCCAGCTCCGGGAGTGGCTCGTCTCGGGCAAATACGGCAACGATAACCGCCGGATCATCGGCAAGTTCGAACTGGTAGACTACACCACGGGCGAAGTGATGAAGATAGACGCCCACGAGACGGCGATTATGACCTACTGGCTGAATCCCGGAGGCTCGGAAAAGGATACCAAGCGGGAACTGTGGCAACTCTATGCGGGAGACATGGAGGCGATGGGTATTGTTCCCGTGAAGCCTTCGACGTTCAATCACTACACGAACACATGGAGCCGGAAGATGCTGTCGGCAAAGGAACGCCACGGCAAGAAGCATTTCAAAGATACCTATCGGCCCTATGTTCCGGCCAAACCGCTCGAGTTCGCTAACTCGCTGTGGGCCTCCGACGGTTCGGGCGTCGTACCATACCGCTATCAGGACCAATATGGCAAGTGGCGCATGATGAAGATATACGTGATGCTGATCTCGGATGTCGGCAGCCGCTACATCGCAGGCTATTCCGTGAGCCGGAAAGGTCTGCACCTCGAGGACGGCACGATGCTGCGGCAGGCGATGCGCATGGCGTTGTTGGATAACGGCAAGACCGAGGTGCTGGACTTCATCAGCGACAACCACGGCGCCTATACGGGCGAAGCCTCGAAGGCTTACCTGCAGCGTGTCTGCCGGAACTTCCGCACGATCGCGCCGGGAAATTCTCAGGCGAACCCCGCCGAGACCATGTTCCGGTTGTTTAAACGCCGTTTCAAGAGTTATTTCAAACTGCCTGAAACCTCGTGGAACGCCAGGAGCCTCGAAAGCATGGCGAATCCGGACTACTACGACATTATGGCCCTGCCGACCTATACGGAAGCTATCGAGAAACTGACGGTCGCCATCCGTGAATGGAACAACACGCGCCTGGAAAATGAACTCACTCCTTCGGAATGGTTTCATACACTGAAGAACGACCGGGCCGGACAATATACCGATCGGCAATACCGCCGGATCACGGGTGAAATGTCGAAGCGCGATTTAAGCTATCTGCGGTCGATTTTGACACTCGAACGCGACGGCAAGGAGTACAAGTTCGACATCCCGACGGATGCGGGCACCGTGGCCCTGATCGCGCAGCACATGGGGTATGCTCCGTCGTTCAAAGCGCATGTCTATTGGAACTCCGAAGGGGCTGATGTCTACACAACCGACGAGGTTTACATGTTCACCTGCCCGCCTGCGCCGATGGCGTCGAAATCCATGACCGAGGCAACCCCCGACAGCCTCCGCGCCCTGGCTTACTACAACCGCAAGGGTGCAGAGTTCGAGGAGATGGTCGACGGGTTCGTCGAAGATGTCGAAGCGGCAAAGGCGGTCATGGTCCGCGGCTATGACTTCAACATCCGAGACAACGCCACCAAGGAGGATTACAACGCCATGCACGAGCAGATCAGCGCCGCCGAATATGAACGGGGCCGTGCGAAGCTGGAGGCCAAGAAACAACGCGCCCGGGAGCGGGAGCGAAAGAAGGTAGACCAGGTCCAACAGCAGGCAGTGATCGACTACCACAAAAATCACATTTCCGATTTGTCAAAATACATCAAATAACCGCCTTATGGAAAAAATCAAAAAAGACGAAATCATTACTGCCGCCAAACAGTACATGCAGCGGCACGGCATGTCGCAGAATGCCTTGGCAAGGACTTGCGGAATCAGTGCGTCGTATCTTTCCAACCTGCTGAACGGGGTCTATGAATACAAATCCGGCCCTGACAAGGTTACGGAGATCGCCGACCGCTATTTCATTGCGATCGCATCGGTGATCGGCTTCGAGATCGAGCAAACCTTTTGGAAGGTGGAGCCTACGCCGCAGTTTGTGATCGCCATCTCGGCCCTCGAACGTGCGCATCTGAACTGCACCGCACGTTTCGGCGGCGTGAAGATGATCATCGGCGAAAAAGGCTGCGGCAAGACCACGGCGATCGACCAGTACTGCAAGGCCAATCCGACCAACACGTTTCGTGTGACGATCAACGCCGAGGACGGCATCCATGACATTCTCGAGGAGATCGGTCGCTTGCTCGACATCGACATGCCAACGAAAAAAGGCGCACGCCTGCGCCTGATCGGTTCCGAGTTCCGGCGCCGTGCGCTGTGCGGGGAGCGCAACATGCTGATCCTCGACGAGGGTGAGAACACCAAACTGCCGGGTATCCGGGCCTATAAAGCCATCTATGACATGATCAAGGGATATGCGGCCTTTGCGATCGCCGGAACCGCCGATCTGCTGAAACTGCTCGACAGGCTCGAACTGCGCGGTGTCAACGGCGTTCCGCAGTTCAAAAGCCGGATGAAGGCGAACACGATTATTCTGCCGCCGATCGACCGGAAATTCGAGAACTTCATGTATAAGGTCAAGGATGAAAACCTCCGCAAAATCCTCGTCGAGCTCTGCACCGATTACCGGGAGCTCAACGACTACCTCGAGCCTGCGATCATCGCCGCGCACAAGGACGGCGTGGCGCTCACGGACGACTATTTCAGAACCATGTACGGCATAATGAAAAACAACAACAATGGGACAGCAAAACGGTATTAAAATCAGCCCGGAACTGATCGCGGAATTGCGCAGGTTTGCCGGGACAGTCGCCCAAACCGGGGCAAGCATCAACGAGATTATGAGTGTCGCGGATGCGATGCGGCAGACCTTCCTCGACAATTATTCGAAGGAGGCCCTGAAAGCGATCAAAACCATCAAATCGTAATCAGTATGCCCGAGATCATCGAACTAACCAAATCATCGGCGGCAAGTCTGGACTGTCTTTCATACATGATCGAATTGCGCCGTAAAAACATTCTCAAAGCAGAAAGTTTTCTGATGCAACACAGGGACAGCCTGTCCCCGGAGCGGATCGCGCAGATCGAGCAAGACCTGGAAGACATGCGTTCTGGCCTGCATAACATGGAGACCGACTATTGCAGTATCGCCGGGGAACCTTACACCGACAAACGTAATTCTTAATCAATATCACTATGAAGGACGAACTGAAAGACATGACCGCCGACCAGCTGGAACAGCTGCTCGAGCAGAAGCGGGCCGAGGAGCGCCAGGCCGCAGACAAACGGCGCCGGGACTATGAGGAGACGCGGGCCGACTTCGTGAAGCGTATGGCAGCCGAAACCCGCAATATCACTGGCCGGGTGCGCGAGTTCTACGACCTGGTCGTGGCCGAGACCGATGCTTTCCGAAAAATCATGCAGGAGTACGGAGCCACGCGCCGGGACGACCAGCTCGGCTACTCGGTGCAGGAGGGAGACTTCCGCCTCGAGGTGAAATGCAATCGGGTAAAATGCTTTGACGAACGGGCCGACGTGGCCGCCGCCCGGCTGATCGACTTCCTGAAGGCATGGATCGGCGGACGGGAGAAAGGGGCCGACGATCCGATGTACCAGTTGGCAATGACGCTCCTGGAGCGTAACCGCAAGGGCGATCTGGACTACAAGTCCATCAGCAAACTGTATGATCTCGAGGCGCAGTTCAACGATCCCGAATACTCGGAGATCATGCAGTTGTTTAAGGAGAGCAACGTCGTTAACGGCACCGCCATAAACTTCTACTTCCACCAGCGCGACGAGCGCGGTGTATGGCACAGGATCGAGCCGTCATTTAACCGGATGTAAGCCATGACTATCAGACCTTCCATATCCCTATTTATCATCTACCTGGGGCTCAAATTGGCTGATGCGGTCGATTGGTCGTGGTGGTGGGTAACATGTCCGTTGTGGATCGACGCTCTTTTTCACCTTATCCTTTTTGTTTGGGCTTTCTGTAGGGCGATTCGCAAACAGCTACGATCCTAATTCCCGAACGGTTTTCTGCGGCGGTTCGATTCCGCCGCCGGGAGCAACATGATTAAATTAAATATTGTAACAAAATGATCGAATTCGAACGCGGCGCAAAGGTTCGCCGGATCAATACCCTGATGTCGGCCTGCCGCCTGATCCCCAATCGGGAGGACATCCTGGCGTTGTGGGATGCCCGCAGCTATGACGAACTTACCGACGATGAGATCGTCGCCCTGCAGGCATATATGGAGTTTGCCCACCGTGCCAAGACGACCCCGGCCTCTGACGCGATCCGGCGTCTCCGGTCGCAGGTCCTGGCACACCTGACGAAACTCGGGATGTACGCTTTGCCCGAGGATTGGACGAAGGTGAACCGTTTCCTGCTGCAGCGGCGGATATGCGGGCGTCTGCTCTATATACTCGATGCGCAGGAACTGCAAGCACTGGTGCGCAAACTGCGGGCCATCGGAGACAAGAAGCCCGCCACGACCTCACGGCCTTCGGTTCAGGTGACGCCGATCTACATCATTCCGGGAGGCGGTCCGACCGTGGTGAACTGACATAAAAAAGCCCTGCAATATTGCTATCACAAGGCCGACCTGCTACAAAGATAGTCAATAATTGCGGAAAATGGCATACAACAACAAAAATCACATCCGAAAACGTGAGCATGCGGTGCGGATCACGAAGCAGTACTATGAACCCGGGCGGCAGGATAGGTGTCTGAAATGGGTGTGGAAAAAGTACATCTACGACCAGTTTCATGTCGAATATGCTGCCTATTTGTCCTGGCTCCGCAAAGAACGCGAACGCACGCAGCAGGACATCCGACAACCAACTCTGTTCGATTGATTTTATTCAGGGCTTTCGATCTGCTTCAGGTTGAAAGCCTTGTATTTTTCCAATTCACTCACAACCTCCGGATACTTTATTGGTAAACCGTCAATGAAACGATCAATGTCTTCTATTAAGTATTGCCGTCGCTTTAGGATAGCTGATTTCCGCACCAGTTGAGCGATGGCACTTTCCCAGTAGCGGCGGTAGTTTGAGGCGAGAGAACAGTATTTCTCACGGATCATCTCGTCAATATCCATTTTATCAGGGTGTTCAAGGTGTTCAAATTCCTGCGGGGTGATGGTTGTCCGCCAATTCGTCTCAAATTCGTTGATCCCTTTTTTTAGAATTGCAGAATAGTTGGACTGTCCGGATAGCCCTTTGAGTTCTTCAATGATATTACGAAGATTTTCCGCTTTCTTGAGTAGTGTGTGGTCCGAATTACACTCTTGAAACTCGCGCATAGAGGCAAGTGCAACGTGTACGGTCAGCCAATGATCCCGGGAACTGCTCGGATTACATTGAACTGCAGGGGTTATCGAAGTCGGAGTATGCTCTTTCGGTTTAGGGGTGTTGACGGGAGTTGTCAAGATTTTCCAAATTTTGCTCCAGTTGGACATATACGCTTGTTTTGTTTCAAAAATAGTAAAAAAAGCAATCTTATGCGAAACAGCCCGGCAAATTGCCGGGCTGTTTCGTTACGAGCGTTCCGTGGTGATGTCGATCTGGACGCCTTCGGCCTTTTTTCGCGGCTTATAGGCTGCGTTGTCCGTCCCGCCGAACCGGAACTGCATGACGTATTCACGGATCGCATCTTCACGTTTCACCCGCCGCAGGGATGTGCGCGTAAGGCCCGAAAACCCCTCTCCGGAGAGTCCCTGCAACTGGGTGTAGACCAACCTCAGCAGGGCGAACATGCGGAATGCTTTGTTACGGTTCGGTGCGAGGGCTGAAATGTTTACGGGATCGAAGTGCGCCACCCGCACGGTCAGGATCGCCTCGCCCAGTTGCACCTTTCGCGTGCAGTCCGAGAACTCGGCCTCGGCGATGTCGATCAATACGCACGGGAAATTGACGGGCGGCCGCTCGTTGTAGAAATCCAGCTGTCCCCAATCCTCGGCCAAATAGGCGATCTTCTCGGGGAGCAGTTCCAGCAGTCGGTCCTGGACTGCGATCATTGCATTTTCAATCATTTTAAAGACGTTTAAACGGTGTTTTACCGAGGTTGCAGGACTTTTGCGAGTTCCCGGAAAGCGCTCTGCAGGTTTTGGTGTATGACCTCCCGTGTCACCTGCCGGACACGGGGATGATTGCCGATCACCTGGCGCTGGGGAATCGTGATCGTGTCCTTCTTGGTCAGCGCCATGTTGCGCCAGTACTGCGCCTTCGCTGACAGCATTCGATTACGCTGGGTGTTGCTGGCCTGTCGTTTCTTGGCAGAGGTGGTAATGCCTCCGGCGTTTTGGCAGTACATGGCCCAAAAGAATTTTCGCATCCGGGGTGTGATCTTGATCTTTCCGCCCCGGTTGTGCAGCCCCATGTAGGGCGTATCGGTCGAGAACTCGACGCCGTTCTGCCGGATGGTCCCCCGAAAACTGCGCCGTCCGCGTCCCGTCACCTGCAGGAGCGATCCGCGTCCGCCGGGATAGGACCGATCCGGCCAGGGGCGGTCAAAGAATGCCCGCCGTTCGAAGTTGCGGTCGAACTCGTCGAGCAGTTCGACCTTCAGGTCGGTCAGGATTTTTCGCTTCAGATCAAATAATTTCGGCATTTCACTTGCTTTTCGCGTTTTAAAACGTTATTTTTGCGCAAAGCGCAAACTTTTATGAAACATCTGATTGACATAGAAAAGGAGCAACCTTATCAGTGTGAGGATTGTCGGCATTTCAAAGGAGGTATTCGGTGCGCCGCATTCGACGTGATTCCAATGTCGATATACGATAATGCCGAATCTCACAATAAGGTACTCGAAGGGCAGCATGGTAGCTATGTCTTCGAAACAGACAAGCCTCGTGAAACAATGCGCGTATATGAAGTTGCAGATATTTAGTTCTGCTTTTTCGCATCGTATTTTCGGTTTATAAGTTCACCTACCGCGACTGCCAAAGGTCGCGGTTTTTCGTTATTCCGATACTCGCTCCACGCTTCGGCAATAAATTCCTTTTGCGGCGTGTAATTGGACTTACGGAAGAAAGAGGTGCAATACGCATATGCCGACAGGTTATCGGCGATGAATCGTTCTCCTTGAGCTTTGGCCGGATTGTAGATAGCCAAAAAATCCGGATCAGTGTACAGCGAAAGCATTTCGTCTATTTTATGCCCAAGTTCATGGTCAAAAACGGCTTTAACCGTGTCACAACCTACCGGATGAAATTTGTGCTGCACATCATACTCCAGTTGCTTCTTGACCTTAGTCCCAGCCCAAGTGGAATTAAAAGCCAAACCATTCAATGCGTATTCAGTAAAATTCTTTGATGAATAGGCATACGTAGAGGAACTGCATCCGGCCATGCGTTTCGCCCAGTTCTTGGCATACTTACGCAATACGTCATCTTGCATCCCGGGATTTAGTTTACATAGCTCTGTGTATTTTACATCCTCCAGTGCTGCCACGCGCCCTTTTACTGACCCTACGAATTTGATTTTATCGCGAAGTTCCGGAAAATCTGTAAAATGGTGTGATACGCAAGCAAATATTTCCTGTACCTGCGCCATGTCGGATTTTTTAAATCCGTCGAGGCGGCATTTTACACCGAGCTGTGTGCGGAACGCTTCCTCGGCCTCGGCAATCGTCTTGGCAGCAAACCCATTTTTAACCTCCCGCTTGTCGGCCATATCGGTTATTACCGTTTTTGCCTGGATTGAAAGGTTGTAATACGGATGGTGTTTCGGGAAAATCACTCTATCCATGCCGGGATTGAAACGGAACATTTCAGCGCGGTTACGTCCCTGACTGTCGAGGTCCGTGGTCGCTTCGCGTACAAGCTGTGAAACCTCGTTCCGATCGGTGTAATCGTATTTGCCCTTGCGTACCTGCACGACCCGGCACCGACATTTCCATCCGTTCGGCGGCATGATCTCCGACCAGCACGGATCGTCCTGCGGACGGGTCAGTCCTTCGAGCTTCGCATGCGCAGGCCGTACTTTACCGTCGTTGGCCGTGCGGTACTGCAGATCGTAATCATTCCCGTCTCGCTCGATTTCGGCCCATTGTGCCGCTGATTGCGCGGAATGTACGGCGAACTGATGTTCTGCCTCCAGATAGCGTTCGTTGTACTCGGGGTGTATCTGTCGGACCTCCTCGAAAAACTTTCCGAACGGTTTGATCCGTCCCCGATCATCGCGCAGGAGCTGCGAGGCCTCACGCAGTTCGTGATAGGTCTTGCAGCCCGAAAACACGAACACGTCGCGCCCGAGCCTGTCGGCCATTTCCGTCGGAATTTCAGCATCCTTCAGTCCGATGTTGACCCCTTCCATCAGGGCGTCGGTTATTTCGTCGATCAGCGTCCGGATCGGCTGATCCTCGAGCATGTCGGGACGAAAGTCCCCGGCCTTTTGCAAGTGCTTTGCGGCGTTTCGGAACGTCGACAGACGCACGACAGGCTTTTTGTCTTTGCCGCCCTCCGCTGCCAGCGTCACCGGATCACCCAGTCCGTAGACCGCCGCCAGTCTTTCGTGCAGCCCCCTGTACGCGATCAGGGGGCGGTTGCGAAAAAATCGACTTCCCGGGGCTGCGGCACGGACAGCTGTCCCGGCACGGTGAAGGCCTTATCGGTGCAGACGATGCCGAACTTCTCCTCGATCCAGTCGTTCGGCACGTCCTTGAACTGAAGGAGCTGCACGACCATCGCCCACAGTTTTTCGACGTCCTCCTCCTGCTGCCAGGAAAACACGCTTCCCTCGGGCAGAATGCCTATGTACACCAGAGCGGGGATCACCGTGGAGTTCCAATATCCCGCCAGCATCTTACGGTCCGCCATCACCAGCTTTTCGAACAGCCGGATGCTGCTCTCCTCTTTGGAGCGGTTGCCGTTCACGGTGTCCTGTCCGATCACGGCTCCGTTCACCAGCACCGAGACCGCCTCCTTGCACAGGGCGATCAGGTTGTTGTAGACATCGCCGTTGGTGTCGGCTCCCTTTGCGAACTGGAGCTCCTCCGTGCGGTCGATGATGAAGTAGGCCGCCGCCCCCATGTCGCGCAGCATGGCCTCGGCGCGGTCGAGCATGGCGGGGTCCTGCGTGTCGGTCTTCATAAAGCGGGGCGGGATGCCGTATATCTCGCAGAGCTCCGACCAGCAGGATTGCGCGAAGCGCATGAACAGCACGTGCGGCACGGCCTTGTTCAGCAGGCCGTAGTCGTGATCCTTGCCGAACTCCAGGATGAAGTTCCCAAACTCCCGGACCTCGCGGTACTGGAGGCCTTTACTGTCGTCTTCCCGGAACAGCAGCATCCCCTTCTCGGGAATCACGTTCTGCCGGGGCAGCAGGGTGACGGCCACGGGTTCGGTTGTGTTCCCGGTCGTCGTGAGTTCCACGAGCGTATGACCGTACATCACGCTGTCGAGGATGTGGGTGTTGAGCTCCGTGACCCATGATGCCGCATTGAGGACCGCCGTAGCCTGGTCGTCGATCTCGTCGCCTACCTTGATCTCGAAAGGTGTCAGGAGCGTCGCCTTCTGCCGCAGTTCGATCTGCGAGGTGAGATGTGCGCAGAGCATCACGTCGTCGTAAAGATTCATCAGCCGTGCCCGGCGCGGATTGTCGACGTTATCCGCCGCGCGCAGCGCCGACCGCCAGGTGGCGATGTCGGACCGGGTCCGCGACAGGGTTTTCGGAACGATACTGCGGATGTAGCCCTCGCGCCGCCTGGCTGTTTTCGGACCATTCGTTTTTACGGCCAAATTCGCGGTCTTATTCGTGGCGTCGTGGGTTTTCCTGCTTCTGTTCTTTTTCTGCATTGTGTGAACGATTAAAGGGTATTTAAACGGTGTTTAGTCATCGAAGCCGTGGCGGAACTTGCGGCGGCTACCCATCCGGGCAGTGATGCGGACCTCTCCGTCTTCGGTCTTGAGCAGCGGCAAACCGGGTGCGAGGGGCTTGTCGGTACCCTTCAGGCCCGCAACCTTCTCGAGCCAGTCGATCGCCGCCCGGCGGTATTCGCTGACCTGCTCGAAAATCAGATCGGTGTTCGCCCGGCGGCATAGGTTCCACACCGCGATATTCTTGCAGTGCTCCAGAAGCGTGGCGTGACGGTCTTCTCCCGTGGCCGAGAATATCGCCTCGCAGTCGTATTTGGCATTCAGGTAGCTCCGCGCCTCGTTGATGGCCGCCAGGATCGCCATACGAATCGTGACGGCGCTTGTGGTGATGTTCTGCAGCTGATATTCGCAGATCGCCGTGTATAAGTCCTCCTTTTCGATGAACATGGCTTACAGGCTTTGATATTCGTCGATGGCGTCGAAGCACGGGCAGGCCTTCATCCACTCCCACGGCTCGATGATCCCGTCGCCGTTCAGGTCGGGCGAGAAGTCGCGGTGTCCGCAGATCATGGCGTCGGGGAACTGTTCGCGGAGCTGTTGCAGCAGAAAGAACAGCGACGCCTTCTGTTCCTCGGTGCGGGTATCTTTGGGCTTGCCGTCAGCGTCCAGTCCTCCGATGTAGCAGATGCCGATGCTGTTGGCGTTGCTGCCCTGCACATGGGCCCCGACCTGGGCGATGTCGCGGCCCTTACGGATCGTACCGTCAAGCAGGATCACGTAGTGGTAGCCGACCTTGCGGAATCCCCGCTGACGGTGCCAGCGGTCTATGTCTTCGATGCCGAACGGCACCCCCTCTTTGGTTGCGCTGCAATGCAGCACGATGTACTTGATTTTACGCATGTCGTTGAATATTGGATTAGTATTTACGCTGTGCCCGGATGCCGACGCGGTAGGTCCCCTTTGCCTGCCGGAATACGGTATTGAGTTTCGAGAGTGCGCCTTCTGCCGCATCGGGGCCGTCGACGGCTGCACCTCCGCCCTTCTCGAATGCCAGGTACTGATCGACGAGTTCCTGGAAGTCAGGGCTGTCCCGCTCGTCGATATTGAACCACACATTTCGGCGCTCGAAATAAGACTGCGTAGCTTCGATACGGTCGTATTTGTCAGCCTTCGGGCGCTTATCCGCCTTGACGGGGATGTAGTATCCGCGGGCATCGCCCTCGGCATCGAAGTCGTTGACGAACTCGTCCATCGAGAACAGGCCCTCGATCCAATAGCGGACCTTGCGGCAGTTGTGCAGCTCCGTCGTTTCGTACAGGTCATAGAGCCATTTTGCCAAGACCGTGCGGGACTGCTGGCGCAGAAAGCAGTAGATGAAATGGAACTCGCGGTCTTTCTTGCCGACGAGGATCATCCCCTTATGGCATGCCTGGGCCTTGTAGGAAAGGTCTCCGTAGAAGACCAGGGCGTCATACTCGTTCAGGGGCAGCATCTTCTTCCACTGAATGTCCTCGGCCTTGAACACCTTGCCGTCCTCGACGTGGACGTGCATATACTCGCGCATGAACGACCGCGAGGGGATGCTGCGGTACTTTTTGCGCCAGTGCTCTGCCGAGGTCTTCTCGGGCCAGTTCGGCTCGAAGGTCGTCAGGTCCTTCACGGCGGGCACCGTCAGTACCCGGTGTATGGGCTTTTCGCCCTCCTGCCGGGATTTTTCAGCCAGGATTTTGAACTGCTTTTTAAGGCGGTTTGTGATGCTGTTCTTATGAAAGTTGTTGTTGGCATACACGAACCTCCGGGTCGATCCGTCCGCCTCGTCGAAACATCCCATCAGATCCTCGAAGATCCACTCGACGGCCTCGCGCATCAGACGGTCGTTGTTGACATGACGACGCGTGTCGACATCATCCACGGCGATATAGTCGGGACGCTGCTCCTCCTCGCGGACGCCGCGCGGGTCCTGACCGAAACCGAGAGCCGTGAAGCGTACGCCGTCGGAGGTCAGGAACTCCCCGGACGACCAGTCGCCCTGTTTGTAGCGGCAGCCGTAATCGTTGATCAGGCGTTTGTTGTAGACAAGCTGCGCCTGGCATGCCGAGAGCAGTTTATACGCCTTGTCCTCGGTCTCGCCGATCAGCAGCATGTAGCGCAGGCGGCCCGTGTACATCAGGTACAGGGGAATACCCATGTCGACGTGTACGGACTTCGCCCCGGATCGGTAAATCTCCCACAAGGCCATGATCACGTCGTTGTCGATGATCTCCTGCGCACCCTGACGGTGGAACCACGCACAGGGCACCTTGGCATAGTTCGGAAAATAGTACTCGAACCAGGTGACGTAATCCTTCTCGATACGTTTCACGCGGGCGATCTTGTCCGCGGGGCGTTCGTGGATGTCTACGACCGAAGCTTTCGCGATGCGTCGGCAATGCTCCTCGTAGTTGTCGATGAGCTTTTGAAATTTCTTGTCGATGTCTGCCATGTGCCGTTACTTTAAGGAATCGACCTGCGCCCGGTGCTGAATGAACATGCGGTGGTATTCTGTGATCTTCACGACCTCCTGGGGGTTGATCTCGGCAACGAAGTTGTCGACCTCCTTCAACACGGAGATCACCACCGACAGCGGGACCTTGCCATCGAAGTATTGCAGGCTTTTGGCTACTTTCGAAAGTCCGTCAGTATCGAGCCGGGCCTTGTTTCCCTCGGCGATCCATTGCATCTCGTCCAGCAACAGTTCGCGGATTTTTCCGGGGGCCGCCAGGCTGGCCTTGCGTTTTTCGTCCCACTTCATACCGCGTCGCCATTCGGACAGCGTGGCCTCACGAATGCCGAGCAACTCGGCAATGCCTGCACAGGTCATTCCCTGTTCTACAAAACAGTTGTAGGCCGCCGTATATAATTTGTGTTTCGGGGTTGTCATATGCTCTTTTTTGTGCAAAGATGGCATGCCGAAACGCGAATGCGAAAAATAGTTCAATACCTTGACAGCCTTTTTGTTGCGTCGGATTTTGAAGCCTATGTTTGCATCAAAAATGAGGCGCATGGCTTTACCGAAATTCATTTTTAACGACGAAACGAAAAAGAACTCGCACGGTTTTTTCCTGCTTAACGGCGGCGGCAAGTTCGAACGCTTCCAGGAGTATTCCCCGATGCTCGACAACCACGATCTCAACCGTCTGATAGGGCGCTGGGACAACCTGCATGTCGAGGGGGCACTGCTTGTTGCCGATCCCGTCTTCGACGACGGGATCACCCTGGGAGCAGAACGCAAGGGCCAGGTCGAGCGCGGGTTCCTGCGCGGGGCATCGCCCGGCATCGTCATCCTGCGGGCCGAGTACCGCACGAATCCGGCAGGCGGTGAGGACCTCTATGTCACCGAGTGGGAGCTGTTCGAGGGTTCCGTAACCTCCGTGCCGTCGAATGCCGGGGCCGTGACGCTCAAAATCTACACGGGCGACGGCCATCTGGTCGAAGATGGCGACGTGCGTCTTCATGTCGACAACATCGTGAAACTCTGCGCGGAGAGTTCGCCGCAGGGTCGAAAACCCAATATCAAACCAATGGAAAAAATCATCCTTTCCGCCGAGGCATACGTCGCGCTCGGCATCAATCAGGACGCGGACGCTACGGCGATGAGCAAGGCTATCGTGCAGCTGGCTGCCGACCGCAACAAACACAAGGAGACTGCCGATGCCCTGCAGAAGGAGATCGACGCAGCTCGTAAGAAACGCGCCGAGGACATGGTCAATCTGGCCGTTGAACAGGGCAGGATCGGAGCTCCCGCCCGTGAGAAGTACGTCGAGCTCGCCATGAAGGATTACGACCTGGTGTCGGAAACCCTGAAGGCCATCCCCGCGAAGGTCTCGCTGGCGGCTTCCGTCACCAAGATCGCCGGGAACGTGATTCCGGCCGATCGCCAGAACTGGACGCACCTGCGCTGGCTGAAGGAGGACCCCGAGGGCCTTGCGAAGATCAAAGCCGAGAATCCCGAGGTTTTCGAGACCATCCGGAAAAAGCACAACTAATCAAAATCAGACAGATATGCCTATTGAAAAAGAACTGTGGGTTGACATCATCAAAGAGCAGCCCATTCAGGAGGGTGACTTCCTGAACGAATCCGAAGACCTCAGTGCCCTGGTCGACAACAACACGCTGCACCTGGCCGAGGCAGGTGTCGAACCGGAGGTATTCATCGACAACGACACTTATCCGGTCGGTATCGTGCAGCGCGAGGATGTGCCGAAGGACATCCTGCTGCATACCCTCGACACGAAGAACACCGTCGTGCGCAACATCGAGCAGATGCAGGCCGCCTACGACAAGATGCTGAGTGTGACGCGCGGTCATGTGAACGCCCTCACGCGCAAGCGTCGGGCACTGGCCGCCTACAACTGGTGCCCGTTGCAGGACGGCGAGTTCACGCCCGTCCTGGTGACGACTGGTGAACTGGTCAACGGTCGCCGTCGCCTGACGTTCGACGACCTCGATCTGCTCGAGGCGAAGTTCAAGGCAATGGAGGTCGACATGACGCAGCTGTGCCTGGTCCTGACTACGGAGCACGAAGCCGACCTGAAGTCCGAGAACCGCAAGTTGTACAAGGAGTACATGCGTGACGGGAAGATCGGCAATTTCAAGGTCTTCAGCTACCCGCATCTGCCTCTGTTCGACACCACGACGGGCAAGAAGCAGGCTTTCGGCTCGGCCAAAGGCGAGAACAGCGCGATGGCGTCGATCGCCTGGATTCGTACCGAGGTGATGCGTGCGACGGGTACGGTCGATGTTTTCCACCGCGAGAAGGACCCCGAAGCCCGTGGCGACATCCTGGGCTACCAGCAGCGTTTCTCGGCCCTGCCTCTGCGCAACAAGTACATCGGAGCCATCTATTCGGGTAAGTAGTCATGGAAGGAGCTGTGCAGTATCTCGGTCAGTATGCAATCAAGGCGTCCCTGGTGGCCGCAGCCTATTTCGCACCATGCCAGGAGGTAATCGGCATTGTGTTCCTGTTCTGGCTCGCCGATCTCGTCTTCGGTGTTCTCGCCAGCAAGAACCGCCACGCACCTCGATCGTCGCGCCGAATGCGCAAGAGCGTAGGCAAACTGATCGGCTACATGGCCGCGATACTGCTGGCCTTTCTGATCGACAAGCTCGTCCCGAATCTGTGGATCATTCCGCACCGACTGATGGCGGCCTACCTGTGCGTCTGCGAGCTTATCTCGATCCTCGAGAACCTGGCGATCATCACGCAGGCCAAAGCCTTCGTGTCGCTGATCAAGCTGATCCGTGGCAAGAACGACGAAAACGTAATTTACGATTTGATCAATGAGAAAAATGCTGATTATTCTGCTCGCAGCCCTTTTGGCCGCGTGCAGTCCAAGCCTCAAACTGCAATCTTCGCAGACGGAGGCGACCGATACGGTGACCGTGACCGAACAGGTCCGGGATACGGTGGTGGTCCTCGAACGCGACCAGTCGATGCTCCGGGCGCTTCTCGAATGCGACAGCGTGGGTCAGGTGCAGATGCGCCGACTGATGGAGTACCAGGCGGGGAACCGCTTGAAGCCTCCCGACATCGAGGTCCGCGATAATGTCCTGACGGCTACGGCCCAGGCCGACAGTATGGCTATTTACCTGACTTTGAAAGACCGCATCGAACGCCATACGTCCACCCGCAAAGAGTTTCAAGTCGTCGAGGTCAATCGCCTGAATACCTGGCAGCGGACCTGGATGCGTATCGGACAGGTTTCAGCCGTGTCGCTGATCCTGTTCGGGGTCTATAAAACCCGCAAACTGTTAAAAAACTGAAAACATGGATATTAAAGACATGAGCGCCGAGCAGCGCAAGGAGGAGCTGGCCCGCCTGGCTGATGCCGTGAAAGCCGCAAAAGCCGAGACCAAAACCGCAAAGACACGGGTCGCCGAGGGTAAGGACGCCGTGAAAGGCGCTAAAACCGCCGAGGAGAAAGCTGCCCTCAAGGAGAGCCTGGCGGCCCTGGAAGCGGCTTGTCAGGCCGCCACGGCGAAGGTCGCCGAGGCCGTAGCCCGGGAGGCTGATTTCCGCGCCGAGGCCAAAGCCATCGAGGATGCCGAGAAGGCCGAAGCGGATCAGGCCCGCAGGGAAGCCGAGGAGGCTGCCGCCGAGCAGGCCCGTAAGGCCGACCCGTTCCAGGCCCTGGCCGAGAAGTATGCGAAAGCCTATCCCGACTGCAAGGCCTTCCACATCACCAGCGACAGACAGGTGTTCCTCGACAAAGACAAGAACCTCGCGCAGTACCATCAGAAGGGCCTCGGCGAAGGCGAAGTACGAACCATTAACGTGCGATAACCATGGCATTACCTAACGTAACCATCAACCTCGAGAACGGGAACCTGGGCCGTATCGCACAGAGCGACGACGGTGTCGCCGGGCTGATCCTGACGGGCGCCGCCGTCTCCGACAAGCTCGCGCTGAACGAGGTCTACCTGATCAACTCCTCGCGGGACATCGCCCGGCTGGGCATCACGGCTGAAAACAACCCCCTTGCACACAAGGAGCTGACGGCCTTCTATACGGAGACGGGCGACGGCGCCGAGCTGTACCTGCTCGTCGTTTCCGAGGCCACGCTGCTCTCGCAGATGTGCAGCATCGAGGAGGGCTCGCCGCTGAAGAAACTGATCACCTACGCCAAAGGCCGCATCCGCCTGGTCGGCATCAACCGTCTGCCGCCCGACGAGTACAGCGCCGACACCACCGATACGGGCATCGACAAGGATGCCGTGACGGCGGCCACCGCGGCGCAGTCCGTCGGCGAGAGCTTCGCCCGGAAGGTGATGCCCTTCCGGTGCCTGATTCCCGCCGCTGGCTGGGACGGCAAGACCGACAAGCTCTACAAGCCCCGCGAGGGCAGCACCAACCGTGTAGGCTTCGTTATGGCCTGCGACGATCGGACGAACAAGACCGCTGCAATCGGGCAGATGCTCGGACGCGCCGCACGGATTTCCGTAAACCAGTCTTTGGCCCGCGTGAAGTCGGGAGCGATCACCGCCGAGGGATGGCTGACCAACGGCAGAACCCCCGAGGAGTGCGACGCGATGCTCGACCTGCTGGACGAGGCGGGTTACATCATCTACCGCTCCTTCTCGAAGAAGAACGGCTACTACCCGAACGACGACCACATGGGGGCCCCGCTGTCGGACGATTACAGCAACCTGAACTACGGACGTGTGGCGGACAAGGCCACGATCTACGCCTATACTGCCTACATCGAGGAGATTCAGGACGACATCGAGACCGACGACGAGGGCAACATCCCGCAGGAGATGTGCTCGTACTACGAACGCCTGATCGACAACGCCGTCGCAGTGGCGATGCAGGGCGAGATCAGCGACTTCAAATCGTATGTCGATCCGGCGCAGAATGTCCTCTCGACCCGGCGCATGGCGGTTTCGTGCAGGATCAGACCGCGGGGCACGCTGCGGTACATCATCGTAAACCTCGGATTTGAGAATCCGGCAATCAAGCAGTAGCAGCATGAAAATACGAATCAACGGAAAAGAGTACGACTGGGGCACCATCAAGATCATCATGTGGGGCCGCCCGGTGGTCGGAGCGACCAGTGTCGACTACAAGCTCACCAAGGCAAAGGAGGCTCTGTATGCTGCAGGGCGTTACGCCAAAGGCATCCAGCACGGTCAGCGGGCCGCGTCGGGAACTCTGACGCTGCTGCAGAGCGAGATCATCGCCATGAACCGCGCCGCCCGTGAAAAAGGCTACAAGGACATCCTCGACGTGGATGTGGATATTCTGATCTCCTACATCCCCGAGGACAGCACGGCCATCACGGTCGACCAGATCATCTGCGCCTCGTTTTCGGAACTCCCCTCGGGCATGAAGGCGGGCGACATGAAAAGCGAGCATGCCATGCCGTTCGTCGCTCTCGACATCGACTACGACATCGCGTCGAAATAAAACAAGCCCACGGCATCGAACCGTGGGCTGTTTAAACACCCTTTAAACCCGCATAAAATCATTATGGAAAAGAAGGATATGGCCGCAAAGATCGCGGCATGGAAGAAGAAGCACGGCGATGTATTCGCCTACGAGGTTGACGGCAAAACCTGCTACCTGCATCGTCCGGGACGTGACGTGATCGCTGCTGCATCGGTGGTCGGCAAAGAGGACCCGTTCAAGTTCGCCGAAGTCATCCTGTCGAACTGCTGGCTCGGAGGCGACGAGGAACTGCGTGACGACGACCGCTATTTCATGGGGCTGTCGCAGCTGATTTCGGAAATCGTAGAGATCAGGGTCGGGGAAATAAAAAAACTTTGAGCGGCACCGAGGTCGTCAAGGGTGACGGGTGGCTGCATGCGGGCAACGCCCTGATCCGCTCGGTGCTGCACATGGACCCCGACACGCTGTCGGACGAGGCGTGGGGCTTTCAGGTGAGAATGGCCGAATGGGTGGAGAATGAGCGGGTACGCAGATATACGCCTACCGCCTGATTTGCCACAGGTCGCGCCACTTGTCGATGTGCATGGCACATTTGAAGCCCTCACCCAAAAGGTTAAGCAAAGCGGCAGCCACAAAGATCAAGAATATCCAACCTGCAACAGTCATAGCAATACAGTTTCTGCAAATATATGGATAATCGCGCAAATTACCAAGTAGATATCGGCGGGAATGTCTTCATCGCGATACAGAATATGTTTGCGGAGTTCACAAAGATCGTGCAGGTCGTCGAGAAAGTCGACGAATCCGTGCAGAACTCGACCCGGCAGATTACGGAACACGTTGACAAGTCGGCCAATGCATTCGGCGGTCTGCAAAAACAGATCGAGCGAATCAGTCTGACCTCCATTATCGAGCAGGTCAAACAATTAGCCGAAGGTGTTGCGAATTTAACAGGTCCCGGCATCGGCTTCGAGCAGTCGATGGCCGACCTGTCGTCGATCACGGGTATCGCGGGCGACGAGCTGCGCGACCTGGGGAAAGTCGCCCGGCAGACGGGTAAGGAGAGCGGGCTGGGTGCGCAGCAGGCGGCGAATGCCTTTGCCCTGCTGGCCTCGCAGATTCAGGTGGACAAGATCGGCATGGAGGGGCTGAAGGCCCTGCAGCAGAACACCATCACGCTGTCCCATGCTGCAGGGATGTCGATGAACGATGCCGCCACGGCCCTGGCCGGAACGATCAACCAGTTCGGTCTTCAGGCTACGGAGGCCAACCGGGTGATCAACATTCTGGCGGCAGGTTCGAAGTACGGAGCCGCGGAGATCGTCGACCTTTCGCAGTCGTTCAAGGTCGTCGGTGCGGCGGCCAATGCCGCAGGCCTCACGGTCGAGGACACGGCAGGTGCGATCGAGGTTCTATCGAAAAATAACCTGAAGGGAGCCGAAGCGGGTACGGCCCTGCGCAACATCATGCTGAAGATGCAGACCGTCCTCGGCGTGGACTTCCGCAAAAACAGCTTCTCGGATGCCCTCGATGCCCTGAAGCCCCGCCTGACGGATGCCGCCTATCTGTCGAAAGTGTTCGGCATGGAGAACATCGCCGCAGCGCAGTTTCTGATCAAGAACTCGGATGCCGTGGCCGAAATGACCGCCCAAGTCACGGCCACCAATGTCGCCCAGGAGCAGGCCGCGATCCGCACCGACACCGTGCAGCAGATGATGGCACGCTGCCAGGCCCGGATCGACGACCTGAAGATCGGGTTTTTCGAACTTACGGGATCAACTGGCGGTTACGCCACGATCATCGCGCAGCAGGCTGTAACTGTTTCGCAACTCTTACCCCTGTTCGGGCTGTTCGGCAAGGCGATCGGTTTTGTCACCAGCGCGGAAAAACTACACACCGTGTGGGCCGGAGCCGTAAAGGCGGCAACGGTGGCATGGACAGGCGTACAGTGGCTTTTGAACGCTTCTCTGTGGGGCTGTCCGGTCACCTGGATCGTGGCAGGGATCACGGCCCTGATCGCCGTCATCACCGTTTGCGTTACGAAGGTCGAGGGCTGGGGCAAGCAGTGGGACAGCGTCGTCAAGTTTATGAAGCTGACGGGCAAGTTGTTCGTCGAAACGATCAAGTACGAGTTCAGCACGATGGTCAACGGCATTATGATCGGCCTGGATTACATAAAACTCGGGTGGTACAAGTTCAAGAAGGCCGTAGGCCTGGGCGACAAGGCCGAGAACGAGGCGATGATCTCGCAGATTTCGGGCGACATCGACAGCCGCAAGAAGGCCATCGTCGACGGGGCCAAGAACCTGAAGAACCTCGCCCAGGATGCCGGGAGTTCCCTCTCCTGGGAGCTCTCCTGGAAAAACGGCAAGAATGGCGCAGCCAATGCCGTCAGTCCGTTGATTGCGGCTTCTGAAACCCCGGACGGCACGAAGACGCCCCGCACGAAACAAAAGGTAAACATCGACTTCTCCAAGACGGGGACCGGGACCGGGTCCGGGAGCAAGACGGTGCTCGATCTGAACAAGATCATCCCCGACATGAAAGGATCGGCGGCCTACACGGCCATCGCCTCGCGGCTTTCGGCGGTGCGGGTTCCGTCCCTGGCGACCGCGGCGGCATCGTTGGCCATGCCGCTCACGGTGGCGGCGACTACGCTCCCGCAGTCCGGGGGAACGGCCCGGCCGACACCGACGGAACTGGCATACGACAGTCAGCGCCGCGGAGGTGTCACGATGAGCAAATTCTGCGACACGATCGAGATACACATCGCCAACGCCGACGGGAAGGGCTACAATCAGATCGAGGAGGAAGTCACTGCCGTACTGAAAAAAGTCTTGGACGAATATGAAGCATAAGTATAACATCGAGCACCTGCTGCAGTCGATCATCGGCTATAAGGGCCTGCCTTATCCGGGAGCCTTTTCCCCGAATCGTCCGGCCGGCAGCTACACCGGGGACAACTTCGACATCCCGACCTCTCCAGCTCCGCAGCAAGAGCTCGTGAAAGGTACGCGCCTGTACAAGAAGGATGCCCTGGGCAGGTGGTACTTCATGCCCGTATTCATCAGGCATCAGGACATACGGGGCGAGGATCACACCCTCGAGCTGGAGAACGCCGTGATCAGCATTACTGGAACCAAGAACATCGTGCGCACGCCCCTGGTGGGCCGCCGCGGGTCGGTCAAGGAGCTGATCAGCATCGGGGATTACAAAATCTCCGTCGCGGCCTTCATCAGGTCCGCAGACGGCAGTTATCCCGAGGCGCAGATTGCGCGCATGAAGGAACTTTACAACATCAACGAATCGGTCGAACTGATCTGCGTGCTGACGGACCTGCTGCTCGACGAGGGCGACCGGGTCGTGATCACGGACATCCAGTACCCGCCGACGCCCGGTGTGGAGGATGGCCAGGCGGTGACGATCGAATGCGAAACGGATTCACCTTTTGAACTGATAGTGCAATAGCCATGTATCTACCGTGCAGTAAAATAACCATCGGAAGCAAGTATTTCGGCGGAGTGCATGACATCAAGATCAAGCGCTCGATTCATACGATCGGGGCCACGGCTTCGGTGAAGGTTCCGGTGACGGCGGTGCTCCGGCAGACTGGGACCCCTCCGGCCTACGTCGAGACTGCACAGGTGATCAAGGCGGGCGATCCGGTAGAAATCCAGCTCGGGTATGACGGACGCCTGTACACCGAATTTCGGGGTTATGTGAAGCAGCTGAACTTGCAGACGCCCCTCGAGATCGTTTGCGAGGACGAGTTCTACACCACCCGCCGCCGGAATGTCACGCTGCAGGGGAAGACCACGCTCGCTGCTGTTTTGAAAGCCTGCGGCCTGCAGGTGGGATATGCCGCGACGCTGACCCTCGAGGCGTTCCCTGCGGACAATAAGCCCGTGGCGTGGGTCCTGGGACAGATGCAGACCAAGTACGGCCTGGCGGTATGGTTCGACCTCGAGGGGCGTGTCTACGCCTGCGAGCCTTACAAGGTCGTCGGCGATGCCGTGAAATACCGCCTGCGCTACAACGTGGTGAAGGACGACGATCTGAAATATCTGCGGGCCGAAGACGTGAAGCTGAAGATCAAGGCCGTGTGCATCTACAAGGACGGGACGAAGGTCGAGGCCGAGATCGGTCCGAAGGACGGGACGGAGAAGAAGCTGTACTTCTATGACGTGAAGGATCAGCAGGAACTGGCAGCCCTGGCGGCGGCAGAATTGAAGCGATACAGCTACGACGGTTATGCAGGCAGGATCACCGCCTTCCTGCAGCCCTATGCCGCCCCGTGCATGGTGGCCGAGATCGAGGACGAGGTCTACCACGAGCGGGACGGACGGTATTACATCGAAGGAGTAGAAACAACCTACGGGACGGGCGGAGCACGCCGGACCGTGGAAATAGGGATAAAAATATGAGCAGTGAGAAAGAGATACGCGAGGTCCGCATGATGTTATCAGAGCGGTTGCGCAATGCGGCAAAGGCGGCCATGTACGGCACGGTCAAAAGTGTCGACGAGAACGCCAGGACGTGCGACGTGCAGATCGGCGGCATTGTTTACGAAGGGGTGCTGCTGTACTCCGTCGAGAAGGAGAACCTGCGCGGGAGGGTGCTGATCCCCAAGAGGGAGAGCGCGGTGATCGTCGCCCGGATCGACGCGAGCGACCGCTTGTATGTGGCGTTGTTCTCCGAGATCGACAAGGTGGTCTTCACCCTCGGGGATCAGGTGACCATGACCTGCGATGGGGAACGGATCGAGGCCTCGGCCCCGAAGATCGTCCTGAACGGCGGCGAGCTGGGCGGACTGATCAACATCGAGCCGCTCACCCGCAAGATCAACGACCTGATCGAGGCCTTCAACACGCATACACACACCATTCCCTCGGGAGCGGTGGCCGTGACCGGAAGCGCATCGGCGCAGAACAATCCCAAGCCCGTAGAGGTTCCCGCCCCGGCATCGAAGCACGACAAGGTCCGGCGCGGGGATTATGAGGACACCAACGTAACGCACTGATACGATGATCGACATTTTACAGACTTCGACGGGAGACGTGGAGCTGTCCGACGATCTGATCCGGACCGAGGCGACGGAGCAGCACAAGCGGGACCTGCTGCTGGCAAGCCAGGGCGATTTCAAGGAGGCGCCCACCGTCGGCGTCGACTGTGTATCGTTCCTGCATGACATCGATCCGGCGGACTTCCTCCGAACCGTGCGCAAGCAGTGCGAGCGCGACGGAATGCGGGTCGATGCCGTGGACTACGCTACGGATGGAACATTGACGATAAGCGCAGAATATGACGACAGCAACAGTTAAGGCCCGGCAGACGGTCTACGACATCGCCCTCGAGCAGTATGGAACCTGCGAGGCCGTGGGCGAAATCCTTGCCCTGAATCCGCAGATCGCCAACGATCCGGAAGCCCTCGTGCAGCTGGGGATCGACAGCATCGGCGAAACGGGGTTTTACCTGGACGTGGCCGTTGCACCGGGGACACAGCTGCGCATCGACGACGAAAGCGGCCTGATGCGCAAGAACACGCTCAAAGAGTTGGGAAACGACATAACAACCTACCGATATGGCCAGAACGATTAACGACATACAGCAGTCGATCATCACCGACCTGCAGACCTATTTCCCGAAGCTCTCGACCTCGAAGGTCGCCGAGTGGCGGCTGTGGACCTATGTGGTCGCAGCGGCGATCCACGCCTTTGAAATAATTCTCGATCTGTTCCGTCAGGAGGTTGACGAGCTGACGGCCAAGATCACTCCGGGCACCAAATTGTGGTATGCCGAAATGTGCTACCGTTTTCAGAACGGACATACACTGGTATTCGACAAGAACACGGCGCAGTTCTACTACGAGCAGGACGACCCCGACAGCCGGATCGTGAAGGTCGTGGCCGTGAACGAGGTCTATAAGATGATTTCGATCCGCGTGGCCAAAACCGACGGAGAGGGCCGGATCATCCCTCTGGACGACAGCGAACGCCGCAACCTGGCCGACTACATCGACACGATCCACACGACGGGTATTCCTACGACGATCGTAAGCACGACTGCCGATACGATACGTTACAACCTGGAGGTGTACTATGATCCGGCGGTCCCCTCGAGTGTCGTGCGTGAGCAGGTCGGACAGGCCCTCGAGACGTTCAAGACCTCGCTGTCATTCGATGCCGTATTCTATGCCCAGCGGCTCGTAGACGCCGTCATGCACGCCGAAGGTGTCGTGACGGTAAAGGTCGTAAGGCTCGAGCATAAGACCAGCGCCGGGGCGGACTTCGCCCCCGTCGATGTGTTGGCCGAACTGGCCGCAGGGTATTTCGAGTACGCAGCCGAGGGGAACACGCTGACCCTGACATCTACCAAATCGCTATGAGGAACTATAAGATAGACTTCCGGAACCAGGTGCGGCAGCTCCTGCCGGAACACAAGCGTCAACCCGTCCGTCTGCGGATTCTGCGGGCCTTTGTAAAGCCGCTGGCGGACCTGTTCGCCGCCTTCAGCCTGTGGCGCGACGAAACCCGTAAACTGCTCAACGTGACCAATCAGGAAGGAGTGCTCGAACAGTTCCTGCGCAACAAATACGGAGCGGCGGACATCACGATCGAATCCTACCGTGAAACGGGGTTTGCGGTCGGGATACGCTCCGAAGGTGTGGGCGTGGCAGTCCCCGTGGGACTGAACAGGGGCGAAGGTACTCCGGCGGTAGTATCGCTCCGGGGAGAGAACCGCGAGCAGTTCGGGGATGTGGACTTCATCGTCCATGTTCCGGCAGGTGTCGATGCCGAACAGATACGGGCTGACATCGAGAAATACAGGGCTGCTTTAACAACGTATAAAATAGACCAAAGATGAAAAGACAAACACAAGTGCTCGGCGTCCGTAACTGGTACGGCGATGCGTTCGTATCACTCCAGGAGGAGCCGCTGAAGGTGATCGACGGCTTCTTCTCCCAGTACGGGGCTTTTGTCCTTTCCGGATGCGAGGTGAAGGCAAACGGCAGCAAGTACGACATAGCGCCCGGTCTGGTCGTGCTCGAAGGGTCCGGGGCCGACAATGCGACGGTCAAGGTCGTCGTGCCCTTTGCCGGGATTACTGCGACAGCCCTGCCCGTCTACCTCACACTGGGCTACGAGACCGAAACGGATGTCTACAACGACGGCAACGTCAAGCCCATCGCCCACATCTACAAGGCTGTGGCAACAACCGTAAAACCTGCGGGCAGCTATGTGCAGATCACCCGGGACGGCGGCGTGCGGTTCATCGACGCGATTCAGGATGCTACACATCGGCTTATCACTGATAACGAGCGCACTGCCTGGAACAAGGCCATTCAGGACGTAGCGAAATATACACCATTCGATTACGTTGTGGATAGCAACGCTACTTTGGCTGGACTGAACAACAATCCCAATGCGACGTGTGTTCTGATCAAGAAAGGGACATGGACGGCTCCATCAAGTGGCATTCTGCTGCATCCCAATACCAAACGGATTGTTGGACAGCCCGGAAGCCTCGTCCAATATGCAGGTAGTGATTCATGCTTAAAGTACAGCACAATTCCAAGTTTAGAGAGTGGTTACAGCGCCCATGGAGTATGTGTAAAAACGACGGGACAAGGTCACGGATTTGTAAATATGGTTAACTTGGAGGACTGCAAGTGCGAGGGTGCTGATATTTATACGCCAGATGATCCCTATTGTTTCTTCAAATGCAAGAATCTGATCCGTTGCTCCATATTTATCCACTCGAAAAGTCATCAGGCTTGGGGGTTTATGGAGTGCGAAAATATGCTGCAATGCAATGTAAGATCAGATGAATATTCGATTGATTCGATTGGAATCTATCATTGCAGAAACCTTACTCAATGTATCAGCGATGGCGGTATACATTTCAGTTACAATGTATTCATGTGCCAGAGTAGTAGGTATGAATACAGTTATTTCAGCTCCACCGATAATGAGAACTACAAATGTGCCGACACAATGAATGGAGGCTGGAATAAGATCATTACGGCATGATCGTCATTCACAACAACCTGATTCCGCTGGGCAAGGCCCGGACAATCAACTTTTTCGGGGTCCTGTTCACCAAGAACAAGAACCTGACACCAAAAACAGAGAACCACGAAGCCATACACACCCGGCAGCAGATCGAGTGGCTGATCCTCTACGCGACGGCGCTCCTGGTGCTGATTCCTGCCTGCGGATTATCCTGGCGGTGGCTCTGTACTGTGCCGATCTGTTACCATGTCGTCCTGTACTGCACCCTTTGGGCCCTCGAATGGTTGCTGCCGCCATACGACACGGCATACCGAGACATAGCCCTCGAGCGGGAGTGTTACGACAACCAGGCCGATCAGATGTATCTGAAACGCCGCAAATGGTTCGCATGGGTTAAATACCTGTTTAAACGACCTGTAAGATGATACCGAAATTACCGATATATGCCAAAGGCGACAGCATTGGGATTGCTGTATATCCGACGGGAGTTTCTCTCGAAGAGGTGGAGATCGACATGTTGGTTTACACGACCGGGAACGGGCCGAGAATTTACGGATCGACGCAAGGCAGCGGGCTGCCGATCGTCAAAGGAACAGATCGGGCTGTGTTCAATATCCCATCCTCGGAAACCGGAAAACTCGATGCGGGTATCGCAACGCTCGAAACGACCTATACTGTAAAGGCGTCAGGTTATAAAAAAACGTTGACCAACCGATTACTTATACTTACAGATACAAAAATAATGGATTTTTATGGATGATAAACTAACCCATATTATCCTGACAGATCATGCTTTGCGTTATGGACTGGACGGAAAGTCGGCCTATGAGATCGCACAGAAGTATGGTTATGAGGGAACCGAACAGGAATATGCAGAAGGACCTGTCATCGCAAAAGACAAAGCTAATAAGGCTGCTGATAGTGCGGATAAGGCTGCTGAACGTGCAAAAAAATCAGCCTCAAACGCCGACCAGCAGGCTGCGCGTGCGAAGTCTTTGGCGGACCACCCTCCGAAGATCGTGGATGTCGGGGGTCTCAAATACTGGGCTTTTTGGGACGAGGCGACCAAAGGCTACGTAACCTCGGAATACCGGGCAGACGACGGCACCATTGTGCAGCAGGTCGAGGGTTCTGCCGTTTCATTGGATGTCAAGGGCGGAACGATGTATGTCTGTGGCGAGCTAACCTCGCTGACAATTGCGAGCGTCGAGAACTCGACGAAGCCGTCGATCATCCGATTCACGTCGGGCGCTACGGCTACGCAGTTCTCCTTCCCGGAGGATTTCAACATCACCGGTTGGTCGAAGCCCGAGGAAAACAAGCGTTACACCATCTGCATCCTGTTCGGTGCGGGCAACATGACCTACGATGAATAGTCTGCTCTATTACTACAACAACGTGCAGAAGATGGCCGCCTACCGGCAGGCCAAGCGGATGCAGCGCGGGGTTCTTACGGCGCAGGGCGGATTCTCGATGACGGATCCGGCCTTGCTGCATGTGCCGTGTACGATTCAGTGTGTATTTGTTCCTCAAACATTTGAATCAAGACAATGCGTGTTTGATACGCGCGGATCTAACGCATCTCCGCGAATTGATATTTTGGAAAATGGCCGAATGTCGATTTACTATTCGGGCACTAACAAAACGATAGATATTAGCATAGGGACACTATATAATATCACTTTTGTCACAACAGAAACAGAACAATCTGTATATGTTGGAGGAGAACTACTTGGAAGCGCGCCGTATTCAACACCTCAATTCGCATACTATGTAATAGGGGCTCTTACGGACGGGTTTATGTATAGATTCAAAGGTGACTACCTTCTGCACCGGCACTTCAACTACGCCATGAGCGCGGACGAGGTGAAGGCCCTCGACAACAACGGCGACCCGATGGGGTACGTCGTGCCGAAGGCGATGCGGGAGCTATTATCGGTAAATCTAATTGGTAGTAATTCTTTTACATGGGACGGATCTGATTCGCCTTATTACTATAATATAACCGGGAATCCTATAACCATCGGAAAATATTATAAAATCAATGTGACTGTTTCAGACTATCAATCCGGATCTCCGCGTATTTTCGCAGGTATATCATATCCTATCCCTGCCCAAAATGGCACGTTTGATATTGTAGTTTATAACGAACGATATGTAAATAATTTCCCAATTTACGGTGGTAGTGACGGTGATCCAAATAGACATTTAACTATTACCGTCAACAGCATCACCTCTGTCGGCCTCCTTGCCGAATACCTGCCGCAGAATCTGATGGAGTCGAGAAAAGGACCGGCGGTGGAACCGAAAGCAAAAATCTATGAATTTAACATAGGTGATGAATATTATAAATCGGTTCTTACTCAAGCAAAATATCCTTATGATTGTATATATCGCGTAGACTATGTGGTTGATGAGTGGGATTACCAACCTAAACCAATAGGATCAGTAGGATTTTTGGGCCTTACCGGGGCAACTATTTTAACTCCGGATGGCCAAGATTGGAGTACGCTTGAAAAAGCTAAAGTAGGTGAATCTCGTACTCTTCTTGTTAAAATGCCAGGATCCGGAACTCCTGCCCTTTATATATATGGAGGTAATGACGATGAGACAGCAACGGCACGTCATCTCAAAGTAACGATCAAGGGGATCACTCCGGTGTCTGTCCCGATCTCCTGGCTCGACAGCGCCAAGCAGTTCCCGCTGAATGATGAATATCTTCCGCCGCTTTTGCAAAGCGACGGTGGGTATGACTTGACTGCGAACGGAACGCCGCAGATAATCATCAAATAAACCGAAAACAATGAACAACTACGCAAAAATGATCGACGGGCGTCTGAAGTACGCCCCTACAGCAATCCGAACCGACGAAGGGCTTGTTTGCAACCCGCGGCCGGACAAACTGATCCCGCTGGGATACAAAGAGGTGGTCTTCGACGAGCAGCCGGAACCGTCCGACCCTCCGAAGCATTACCGGGAGGTCTACACCGAAGAGGCGGACCGCATCCGGGTCGGCTGGGAAGAATACACGTCTGTACCGGAGCCGCAGCCCGATCCCGAACAACTCCGAGAGGCCGCCTACCGCGCCGAGGCGGACCAATATCTGATGGCCTACGAAGGCTACATTGCCGAGGGCAAGATACTCGAAGCCGACGAGCAGAAGGCACTCTATCTTGCCAAGAAGGCCGAGATCAGGGAGCGATTCCCGGATAATAAGTAACTTGTCGGTCGAACTCTCAAAATACCGCAAATATATGAAAAGACTTATCAATAAACTCGTCGGATGGCTCAACGCCATCGCTAAAGACAAATACCAACACTTCGCAGTCGGGGCGGTCATCGCCTCCGCGGCGTTGATCGTGGCCGTGCCGTTGGGCGCCTGGTGGCGGTGGCTGCCTTTGATTGTGTCGATGATCGCCGTAATGACGGCCGCCGTTGTCAAGGAGCGCAAGATCGACCCGAAAGCCGACATGCAGGACATTCTATGGACGCTCGCAGGAGGAGGTATGGTGTGGCTGGCAATCTTGGCTGCTATTATTTTTGGATAAATATACCCCAAGTTACTACAATTATAAATAGAGATAGGGGGTAATCCAAATTTAAGGGACGTTTAAGCATGTTTTAAACGTCCCTTAAATTTTGCTTTTTTTGTCGATATTTCAAGATCGGAGGTTGAAATCCGATTATTTCAAAGTGGAATTTTCGAA